GTGATACCTCTACGTCCTTGTACATCCCTCAAGAAAGGTTCTACCAAGTTAGTAAACTGTGCTCTTGTGAAGTCATCGTTGAACTCAAAGAGTTGGAACTTAGCAGCGTTTGCGATTGCCTTTTCAAGTACCAAGAACAATCTACGAACATTAATTCTATCAAATGCAGAAGGTCTTGAAAGTGCAGTCTTATCACCAAAGAGGATTGTACCCTCGCCCGGCTCAGAAATAACTGGGTTAATTCTGGCAGGATAAAGAATATCTCTTTGTGCCTTGTTTGGGTTGAATGCAAGTTTAACTGCACCACGAACCTGTCCTCTGTTATAACCAGCAGGAGAGAACCATGCGTCAGCAACTTGGTCAGTGTATGCACCAAGTCCAGCAATATCACCGTTCAATGGAACGAAGCGATACACATCGTTGTACTTGTCGTACATATACTTGTAACCACTATCAAAGACTGCGTATGAAGAACTTGCAAGTCCATCAAAGAAACCTTTGACATTAGAGGTTTGAGTAATTGAACTAGTTACACTAACAACATCTGTTCTACGAGGTGAAATGAAACCTACGCAATCCTTACGAGCCTCACAGAGGTCGATAATCATTGTTGCGTGTGCAACACCATCTGTACCAGCAGGAGAAGTTCCCGCCATTACAAGGTTAATGTCTTGTGTTGCAGTATCAGCAAATAACTGATATGCAATATCCAGTTCACCAACAGAAACAGTAGCTGCTGTACCAGATGTGCCACCAGCAAGAACATCTAATATGACACCAACAGTTGATGCATATGTTGAACTTGAACCAGAGATTGACTCTGCTGCTGTCTCACCAGCATCAGTTAGTTCTGATGGGTGCAAACCCCATCTGATATATGCTGAAGCATTGTTGATGACACTAACATAGTAGTTAGTTCCACCTTGTGAAGTTTTAGCATCTGAAGCCTGTGATAGGAAAGAGTAAATCTCAATCACAGAACTTGGTCTTCCACCAGCAACATCACCATCATAACCTGTGATAGCACCAGCGGTGTCATAAACAACAACGTGGATTTCATCATTAGTTACGTTTTTACCTGTTGCCCATGTTGATGTGCCTGGAGCAGCATCTACTTGGTCATAGAACTTCCAACGTCTACGAACATTTGTTGCCGCAGTCAAGGCAGTTTTAAGTCCACCACCGTTTGGATTGTCTAGTTGTCTGATTGTCAGATTGTCTGTTGAGATTGCAGTAACCTCGTACTGTTGTCCGTCTGCTTCTTGGAAGTGAACAATGTCACCGACATTGAACTTTGCTCCACCAGCACCAGCAGAACCACCACCATTGTCGATACCGACAGTAGTTGCCCCAACGGCTGGTGTTCCAGTTGTTACACCTAATGTTCCAGCGTTTCCACTGAATGTCTCTTCAAATCCTGCTGAGTTTGCACAGATTGATACACCTAAAGCATTACCGTCTGTTCCAGGCTCTTTTGCAATCCACTGACCAACTGATGTTTTTCCAGAACCAATTGTTCCTTCATTTAGGATTTGGTCATCATAATCATTATCGTTTTTAAGTAATTCTGCCGTTCCTACTGCAGCATTCTTCATACCAGCTTTTTCTGCTCGTACTACTCTCAATGCATTGCCGTATTGTAGGAAGTTGGCGGCGGTAAACCAAGTCTCAAAGTTATTTGAGTCAGGTAAACCAAAGTTGCTGACCAATTCTTGTTCTGTACTAATTGCAGTAACTTCTCCGACAGGGCCTTTATTAAACTGGCCTGCCATCGCACCGATAGAGGTGGATACTGCTGGAACAATGTTGGTCAAATCAATCTCTCTGACTAGTACGCCAGGGGATACTTGAAATGCCATTCTTCTTCTCCTTTATGGATTCATTAATATAAATTTCCAAACTTACGAATATATTTATAAAAAACACATTCTACACTTGGTTTTTATAGACTCAGTAACACATAAATAAATGTATGTCAGACTTCTATCAAAAGTACAAAGATACCATTAAGAAGGTATCTAAACG